TGGCACTTAGGTCGTGCCCATTGTAAGGGAAGCCAGGCGACGTGGTCCAGATCCTCGCCGGTTGAATAGAACGTTGCTTTCTTCAACCGACTTTCATCTACGGGTGTCATATAACGAATAAGTGATTCTGGCGACCGTTCGCAATTCATATCACCCACGATAAGTACCGCATTTGGCGTTGTCAAGGTCTCTAATATTTGCCGATGCTGCGCTTTTCGTATATCGTGTGTCACCTTTGTTCCAAATACCCATTGGAGTTCTGTATCACTTTGCATGTGCGTATTCGCAATAACAATCACACGGCGGCTTATACGTTCACGTAGTATTACGGAATGGAATCCCTTATTCGCAAAGATTTCTACATTGTGATAATCAAGATACGGATAGAAGCATTCATTTATATATTCAAACCGAGATGTTAAAAAAGCGGTAAGTAGCCCACTACTTACCAGGGTAACACCACCGTCTTTAGGAATGGATACATGGTATCCACTGCGTTCAAGGTGCTCTTTGTAGTAGTGCCGATTCGCTTCAACAAATACTTCTTGGAGGCAAATAATTTGCGGTCGGCGCTCTTTGAGCCATTCGCAAATTTGGACGGAGGTATCCCTTGACCAGGGGAGTCCGTGGGTATTATACGTGAGAACAGTTAAAAACATACTAATTGTCCGTAGTTTATTGGTGCCGCCGCTTTCCGCACGATAGTTTATACAGGATCGAAGTTTTGGATAGGAATATCGTCTTGGAGAGCCTGTAGTTGACGGGCTTCCCTGTCCATGACAGCTTGGACAGCCTGTTCTATCACACGGAGTTCACGTTCTTTCGCACGTTTATTCCAGCATGCATTCCACCATGCAATTGCGAAAACAATGAGTATGGGGACTAAGATTGATAGACCGACTGCTAGTCCGATAATTGCTCCTCGGCTTATAGCTAGACTATTATCTGCTGCACACGTTAGAAACGTTGCAGTTGTTGTAGAATTGTCCGCAAGATGTACACTAAGCGTTATCGGACTTAATATGTATCCGGTAGCACAAATTGTATTTCCCATATTGTAGTTTACATACCAAAGATTACGTTGGAAAAATGTCAAATTTTTTAAATTCTTTATTGACGCCACTGCTTACCGCAGTTGAGGCAGCGGATGAACTGGGTCATCGGCTCATCTGCCGAACGAGTCTGCATCTCATAGTATGTACACTCCCGTTTGCCGCACTTGGAGCAGCGGAACATATCGGTCGCCGCCGACTTGTCAACTTCAAGCATCTTCGCCTCCCGCTTGATAGACATTTCCACGTAGTTGCCCCACTTCTCGGGGTGGAGTTCGGTAAACGGCATTGCGGCAATGTCGTGCGGCTTGAATTCGCCCTCCTTCAGGCGGTCAATCAGGCGGGAATTGCCAACATAGGACGAGGCGTCAATATTCGAGACGGTCCGCCGAGCACAAATCTCATACAATGTTTGAAATTCAGGATTTTCCCAGACTCGGCGAATAGAGCGGCGCTTTGCATCTTCAAGGGTGAAATTGAAGATACCACGCTCGAGGTCTACCTGCTCGGCGGCAGATAGAGAGGCGCAGCGGTCACGAATAATAGAGCGGATTTTATCTCGTACGGCGGACATTTGCCTTATCACCGCAGGCAACGTTTAAGCGTCATTTTTTGCTCCGATTAAAAAATTGAATTATATAACCCCGCCCCGCTAAATTGTACCAATGGGAAATAAGCGTATTATTGCAAAGCCGAACGGAATGCGCCGTAAGGTGTGTGAACGGACGCAAAAGGTAATTCTGGAAACGAACTTCTGCTACTGTGGCAATAAGCACTGCAGTGAGGGATTCAGAATGAAGTCTGAAAAGGCGCTCTGTAAAGTCCGCCGTTTCAGGGAAAAGTTTCGACCGATTCTTATTGACGACTATTATGATGAAAAAATTGAGTTTGCCGATGCTGAAACGGGAGATGAGCCACCAGAATGTTCGACTTTCACGGATTCTTTCTAGGGTTTTGGACTACACTTTCTTTAATTCTTTCTGCTTTCTATATTGTTATGTATTGTTATGAACGTTTTAATAAGGCATTCAATCAAACTATAGATAAAATTAATGATTATATTGATGAGCAATATTCTGCTACATCAGACAAATTACCAAATGATGAGCACTTTATTGTGCATATTTAATTAGATATCATACTCTTCAGCAACGAGCTCTTCTAGAGAAAACCAGACAGGAACTTTCTTAGAGCCCTTTTTTGCCTTGGCAACTTTGATAATACGAACCGGTGGTGCATCTTCCTCATCGTCCTCAGGAACTTCATCTACGACCTCTTCCTCCTCCTCTTTAATTTCCTCCTCTTCCTCCTCCTCCTCTTCTTCCTCCTCCTCGTCCTCTTCCTCGTCCTCATCTACATCATCAAAGCCGCCGTTGAGCTCATTATAGAAGTTTTTAAACATTGCGGCGTCAAATGAGACTAGAGCGCCTGCCTGGGTGGCACACAGCAGGGCTTCGCCGAACAGCAGGACGGTATCGTGCGGCGGCGGGAGCTCGTGCTTATTTTCGGTGCCCGCCTTACCAGTCTTGTAGCCGAATAGATACACCGTGATAAGTCCTCCTTCGGAGTTCGGCACTCCGTGCCTTACCCACTTGAACGTGCCGATGAGCTCTGGCGCCGTCGCACGGCGAAGAAGAGCGCAGGCGGCATCACAGTCGAGGACTTCGGTGCGATCGGCGGGTAGAGTTGCATTGCGGGTCGTGCCCTTGGGTTGTAGAATAAGACACCACATTCTTTGTGTTGTCTTATTCCACAGCGGCTTAAATGCCTTCAAATTTTTAGAGGCGCCGGTTTAAGCGCATCCGCACATTATTAATATAACAACCCGCCCCCACCAAATGTCGTACCTACTAACGTATAGCGGCAAAGCGGTCCAGGAGTTTCACATAAATCACGCCAAGGCACGCCGTTATACGCAGCACGTGATTCGCTGGGGTGCCAACTGGGGATTTATTCAACAGAGTCCGAATTGGGATACGGCGTGGCAGGCGGAGCACCGCACATCCGTTGCAGAGCACGAGCAAAATGATGAGCGATTCCTTCTAGAAAAGGTCACGCAGTCGCAAAGCCAAGCGCCTCCGCTCGCCATAGATGATATGTGGAGTGAAGAGGTCATCTTCGATCGGCATATCAAAGCCGGAAATTTACTTTATATTCGTGGCACAATGTCAGAGATTCAGGCAACCCTCAAGCAACTGAATATTTTTACTCCGTCTTGGCTTCAACAGGCTCATCCTCCTTCACTGACGAAAGAGCTGCCGCAATATCCGATGACGCCGCCTCTGCAACCGCAGCAACCGTCACAGATGCCTCAGCGGCAGGGACCTCAGCAGCAGGGACATCAGCGACAGCTGCAGCAGAAGGCTTCTCAGATGCCTTTGCGAAGAGCGCCGATATCCACGGGAGGCATGACTTCGAGCAGACCGCCTCAACCTTCTTTCCAACATCGCCCACTACGCCCGTCGCCTTCTTCAGGACCTCTGTCTTCACCTGCTCAATCAAGCCGTTTAACGCAATCACGATCGCAGGGAACGCCGCATCAACAAAACCAGTTACGACAGACTTCTGCGCAGCGGGGACAAACTTCTCAATAAGATGCTTTACAGCGGCGAGAATCTGAGCTTCCGCCTTCTCAATTGGTAGATTGATAGACCAAGCTGTAAGGACAAGCTTGGGTAGTTGGGTGATAAGGTCCGTCTGAGATAGGACCTTACCTTCTAAATCCTTCACGAGCGATTGAACAACTCCCGACAAATCGGCAAAATCCGCAAAGGCTGCAAGGGAGGATGTGGCTGCCATGATTTTATTAGGGTGTCCACTTTATTTTGCGTGGATTTACGGAATCAAAATTCAGGAATGAGAGTAGTAGAACATATGGCGACCCGGATACCAGTTGCGTGGGTTGTGCTTCTCGCAATCGTAGCCGTTTTTGTATTTTTTGGATATCATATCGTCAAGGCTTCTAGTTTTCCCCGTTTATTAGACACAAAGATTGATTCTAAGCTACGGGCGGCACTTTCTTCCGCACAAGGTTTGCCTGCAATGAATCACGTACAGCCAACGCTTGAAATAGCGCAGTCTGCTCAGTCCGAGCAGCCTTATATTCCCCCGCAGATTTACCAGCAGGAATCACCGGATGGCGTGACCGGCAATCAATATACCCCAGAAACGGCGGCTCCGGTGATGACAACACGGCAGAGACCGCCGGTCGCAAAACCCATGCCGGTTCCGGTGGGAATGACGGAGGAGGATATGCGGACACCCGAGCCGCTACAGCGTACCCCACCGGCGATTCATTACGATCCGCCGGAAGCGACGGATCCATTGAATCGTGTGGCATTTATGGATGCGGAGTTTGGATCCAACTTACGTCATCCTGAACAGATGATTGAGCAGCGCCAGCGACCAGGAGTTGGTAGAATTGTTCCGTCGGGTCTAGGCAGTGAACGGTCATCGCCGGGTCCACATAATGCAGCGGGATATTCACCGGAAATGATACAGAATGGCGGTGACTTTATGCAGGGTGTAGGCGCATTTGATGGCGCTGATATGAATAGTTCATTTTCTATGATATAAATACTACGCTTGAATAGGAAAATTTCGTACACAAATAAAAATGCATCTGCGACAACAAGTCGTTCGAGAGAGCGTATGATATTTGCGGGTGCGACGCTTTTGAATCAGTCTATTGCTAATGGACTCATTAATACTACAAATACGGCAACGTGGAGTGGGGGAAACGGGGGCAATGGGTCGTCGGTCTCTATTGTGACGGATATAGACCAAGGTGCTGTAAATACTACACTGGCACAGTATAATTCATATATTGCGAGTGTGCCAACACTACCACAAGCACAACCATCAGCTAGAAATACACTCAATACAAGAGTTTATAACAATAATTGTAATATTATAAAATGTAATACAAATGGTTCCGTTCAATGGGTCGCTGATTTGAGTGGTGGTGGACAGGTTGTTGGATATAGTATGGGAACAGATGGACAGAATATTTATGTGACAGGTTCATTTTACAATACTATGACAATCATAAATGCCGATAGAAGTATATTTCGTAGGTTATTACCCCTTCCAGGCAATCTTGGACCTAATTGTACATTTACAGTCAAATATAATTTAGCTGGAAAAGCACAGTGGGCAGCTCAGATTAGTAGTGCACATCCTGAAAATGGTCAGAGTATTACTACAGATGGAGCAAATAGTTATATGACTGGACAGTTTTCACCAACGGTAAAACTATATAATGCGGATGGAACACCTTATCAAACGTGGTTTCAAAACAGAGACAATAGTAATCTTTCTTTTTCATATGTTGTAAAATATAATCCGAATGGTGCTATAGTATGGGCTACACAATTGGTAGTAGAGAATGGATATTCTAATTATCATACTATTATTTTAGGACCAAGCGGTCTTTATGCAATAGGATATTTTGGCGAAACAAATAATGTTATATTATATAATTCCTCAGGAACTGGCGCATTATCATTACGTAATCGTACTGGTTTGGCTGAAGGAACATCAATAATTAGTAAATATAATAGTGATGGAATTGTACAATGGGCGACAATTGTAGCAAATAATAGTATTAGTTATGGTTACAGTATAACTGTTGATAGCCAAGATAATCTATATGCTGTAGGACAATATAATACTCAATTGAGTATATATTCAGCAAATAATCAAACTTTGCCCGCAGTCAAATTACCAGCAAGTGCTAAACCTATTAGTTATCTTGTAAAATACAATTCGGCAGGCAACGTTCAATGGGGAACCTATTTTTCAGGGTCTAACCAAGCATTTTCTATTACAATTGATTCAACTGGTATTTATATTGTAGGAACTTATCTAACACCGATACTATTTTATAACAACGGAGGAGGAACATTAGGACCATTGCCATATATTAATTCCAACAATGCTTCAGATGGATTTATCGTAAAATACAATACCAATGGTGTTGCACAGTGGGCAACCTTGATTCATGGAGATATTTACGGTAGTGTTAACCCAACGACTGTAACTGTAGGAGGTGGATATGTATATGTATCGGGTTTTTTTAATGCACACACAGTTACACCCTATAGTACACCACTAGGAAGTGTAAATTCTGGAATTA